AGCGGAAGATACATCTCTCAGCCAGTAGTCCTCTCGATTATGCAGCTTAGTACGGTCAAACATGAAGAGCGGGAACTGACCGTCACCCGAAGCCACGTTGTAACCGTTACCATCATGTGCGCCCCACGCTACAGAACCATAAACCTGCACTTCGTTCATTAACTCAACATCAGAGTCAAACCACGCCCAACCCGAAGGGGTGTTGCCATTTACAGCATTGGTCAGAAGTTCTCTCTTTGTAAGAACATGAGCGGAACCAAACGCTGCCTTGATAGTAGTCTTAGCCTGCGCCAAATTCGACTTATACATAGCAGAACCAGTGTAACCACCAGTGGTAACATTACTGGTATTCATCTGTGCTTTATAGAGAGAAGTATCTGGAACAATGACTGCGTGGTGTTTCGTAAAGTTGGTATCACCACAGTTATAGTAATAATCAAATGCTGCAATACGATAAGTCACGCCCTTGATAACCCAGTAGTCACCAATATACAGGTTTGTGAACTTACCACTTGAAATTGCGGCATACTGCTCTGCCGTAACAGAAGTACCCAGGTTTTTACCACGGTAAATACAGTTATGTGCCGCTGCACCATCAGCCAGTACATTTCTGACTGAATCAATGTCAATCTGCAAACCCTTATGAAGATTCTCCACGGTAATGACCTTTACGCCGTTACCATCGTGAATCAACATCTGCTCAGTACCCGTAACGGACAGAATCGCTTCCAAGTCTGCAAACTTTTTCGTCTGAACACTAATAGTTGCCATCTTTTATTCCTCCTTGTATTTCCAATCTGCCAGAATCGCATAGTCCAGGTCATCTACAATCAGCGTGATTGCTTCATCATCTGTAGCAAGCGGAGCAGAGAAGTCATTCTGCATTGTCATCTGCTCAAGCAGAGTCAAACGCTCATCCAGTTCAGTACACTGATTTTGCAGGTTGCCCGCAGCGTCCTTACTCAACTGGTCTTTCATAGCCTGGAACCAGGCATTGTAAATTTGCTGCTGCTGACTCTCAAAAGCCGCCATACTCACCTTGTATTCCTGTTCCAGATTATCCGTATAGTTGTCAAACTCCGTTGCTTTGGAATCAGCTTCCTGCTCAAACAAAGTTTTCTGCTCTGCAAAATAATTCTGGAATGCGGTATACAGGTCAGTGCCATTCTCCACCATGCTCATAATGGTGTTGAGGGCTTCGTTCATACGGTTAGCGTCTTTTGCCCCGAAGAAAGATTTCTCTTTCCCGGTATAAACCGTAATGTCCTGGAAGGATACAGAACCATCCTCATTGTTAATCTGGTTGTATCGCTTCAAGCCCGCCCACACAGCGTCCGTATAGTCAACAGGTAAAAGTTTCCATGCCATTTACAAGTCCCCTCCCTTCATTCCGAAATTCCATGTAAACATCCTCCTTCCTTCACTCTCATTCGTGAGTCTGTCATACAGGTCTAAGGTTGCACCCTCCAAACGATTCAGTTCATTGAAATCCATCGTAGTGCCGTTATCGTTATAAACGGGTGCAGACCCGTAGGACATTCTGAGAGTGTTGGTATTGAGGGTTTCCAGATTTTCTTCAAGCTGATTGATTTCATCAGCGTAGAAGTAATCACCTGGTACTCTGTCATTACCCAGGCTTACAAGGGAGAACTCCTTGTACAGATTGATTGCCATATCTCGGAGGAACGTCAGATTGTTCTTGATACGGTTGAAGTCCGAAGCATTGAATCTGTCACCCGTATAAACACCCTCTGAATTTGTACTTCCGTGCCAATCTGTTTTAGGTGTTTGCCATGCCATCTTCCGTCACCTCCTAACTGGATACACGTCTTGCGGTTACCTTGCCGCTGAACGCCTGGTCAAAGTTGATTGTGTGCCGATAGATATTCACCTTCATTCCGTCATGGAACTCATTCTCCTGGTACACAATATCATTTGCGTCAATTTCCGGGTTACCTCTGGTATCATACTCATACTCAATACCTGCGGTATAATAGTCACCAATCCATTCAGCCAGTTCCGTAGCAATCGCCATATCACTAATAAGCGGGTTCGCCCATTTTACAGACTTACCTCTGCTGTTCAGTGACTTCGTGGCATATCGCTCCACGATTTTGTACCGATAGCCCAGAATTTCCAGACGGAAGGTTCCTGTCTTAGAGAACTTGACTGTCACATAGTAGTTACCCCATGCAGTGATACTCACACCACTGGCACTTTCGTCCAGTGTTGCCCGGAAGTTGTAGGACGGTTCACCCACATAGAAGGTTTCCACATCACCAGACTTCACGGTAATATCCTCACTGACAAGACTCTCTTCGGCATTCCCCGGCTGATAACTGTAGCAAGGTACGATGACCTCTTTGACCAACTCCTGCTTAATGGCTTTCGGAGAAGAAGTCATGTCCTGCCGCTCCATGGTGAAGTCAGTCACATCACCGAAAGCGAAGTTGTTAAGCACAATACGGTTGTACGGCTCTGCCGTTCCCGTGAACTCAATCTTCATGGTGTCGAAATCATCAAAGTCCCGAAGAATCACCAGGGTCTTTGTAATCTCTTCTTCCACCTCATAATCAGTAACCAGTTCGTTATTGTTGTAGGTACGAATGACCATTCCCGAAGGAAGAGCATTACCGAACACGAACTTCACACCGTAGTACATACAGGCGGCTTCCTGCACGATAGTTACCATAGGGTTTGTGGTGAACTTACCGTCAGCGTCAGACTGCTGTTCTGAGATAAAGCCTGTGTTCAGCGTCCTCTTACTTGCCGCCCGTGGCAGGAAGAACATTGTCCCGTCTGCCGTGGTGTAGTTACTTGCCAGTGTTGCGTACTCATCTTTGGTGTCATCCGTCAGAATCTTCGCAACGTGGGAGTAATCGGTTTCACCATTGCTGCTTGCCGCAGCTTCCGGGACGAAAGAGGATTTAATCTGAATCGTACCAACTCTGGACTGTGATAGAACACAGCGGCAGGCATTGGCTATAATCTGCAATGCTTCCTTGCAGGAAACACGGGGAATGGGGTTCTTCGTGTACAGCTTTTTGAGTCGGGGGTCAACATAGTAGTCTTTCTCCCCGGCAGCTTTCAGAACCTCAATCGCCAGGTCATAATAACTTTTGCCGTTCGGAGCGTACAATCCTTTGTAATACTCCGTGTCCATGTTACGGAACACGTCCTGGCAACGGATTGTTGCCGTATAGTCATCGGACTCCCACTCAGAACAGAGCAGGTGATTTCCTCTGACCCATTCGATATCATCAGAGTTCGGAAGCTGATACCCGTAGTAAATGTCCATCTCCTGTCCTGTTTCCAGGAAGTTGATAGCCGACTTCGGGTTGTCCACGTTAAAATACTTGTCATAGTTTTTCAACGTTACTGAGAAATCAATCTGAGGAATGTCAGCACCAATCGGACTGACATAACTCTCAAGCGAAGAACTCATAACAGAATCGTTGTAGTACACCAGTCCGTAACCGAAACGGAAGGAGTGAATACGCAACCTGCTTCGTAAGTTCTTCATTTTATGAATCACCAGGGTCAGTGTGGTTACATTCTCAAGCACTTCCTCTGTAGTAAAAACAGCTTTGTCATTATCCCGGAACTCAACCTTTTGCCCGGTATTAGTGACAAAATCGAAATCAGTAGGATAATTCTCACCGAAGTTAATCGTGATACCTCTGAAATCAGTCGGAGCCGCATGAAGGTTTATGGTCACTTCATACAGTCCGTCTGATACCAGATTCTTTCCTACCAACCCTGTGTTGTAGAACATTGCTCCCGGCTTGTTCCGTGGAAGAAAATACATAGAACCGTCAACCCTGGTAAAGTTCTCTTCCAGAGTGGCATACACCACATCGTCAGTTCCCTCATTGAACAGGTTGTCCGGGTTGGAGAAGTAGGCAAACTCTCCGCTGTCTACTCTGGCTTTCGCCTGCGCTTCCTGGTTGACAACTCCGAAAGAAATCATTATGTATGCTCTCTCACGGAGAGAGTCTTTCATGCTTGCCTTATACTCTTTGGATACCTTTTGCATAAAATCACTCTCCTACGTCAATCAGATTCACCTTGCAATTCCTGTAGTGTGTCGGGTGACCGTCCTCATCCACCCAGTAGGGTTCAGCCGTTCGGTTACCGCAGTACATTTTGATGGTCTTAGGTGCATTGCTTACAGGGTCGATAAAAGTTACATTTACAAAGAAGTTATCAAGGATACTCAGTATCTTTGACCACTGTTCGGCAGTGAGCCATGACCATTCCAGATTGTCAATCTTGTACTGGTCACGTCCGATACGCTGACCCACCACCGTACCGTTTGCGTTACGCCCGGAATCTACAAGAGTGGTCACCGTAGGGGTGACACCTCTCTTGCAGGGAGGTAACGCATAACCGTTGATTGCCAGATAAGCCATTACACATTACCTCCTTATCCCGTAAAGCTATAGCCATTGGCTTTCTTCTGAGTGGTCACAGCGTCAGTCACCACACGGTTACCAACCTGCACCACGGTTTTCTCTTTCTTATCAGCCTGCCTACGCATATCATCAGCCATCTGAACCATGGTCGGTTCAACGTACTCATGGTAGAAATCTTCCATGGCTTCACGGAAGCCCGTTGCGGAAACCTCCGTGCTGCTCTGTACGTTAGAAGAAATAGACCGGGAGAATGCGGCAGAGTCATAATATTTCAGAGCAGAAGTATCAACTGCCAGTGCCATTGTCGGACTGAAATTCGTGAAGGAATCAGCCCATGTGCCGACTACAGACTTCGTACTCTTACCAACCTGGGTAATCGCATTGTTGAAACCTGCAACGGCAAAACCACCAATCTCATAAAAGACCTTAGACGGGGAGTTTACGTCCAACTTGTCCTTGAACCAGGAAATGATTGAACTGCCCCAGGAAGAGATTGTGCTTTTGCAAGTGTGGTACAATTCACCGATACCGTTCTTAAAACCACTCACTACATTAGAAGCTACATTGTAGAAACCGTTGTAGGAGCAATATGCTGTGAACCAACTCTTCACGCTGCTACCGAAGGTACTCATATTACCCTGTGCCGCAGTGTAGTACCCACCGATTCTGTTCTTGAATCCATCAACCACACTGGTTGCGAAGCCAGAGAATGCAGAAGCGGAAGCGATACCAGAGAACCAGTTCTTCACATTGCTTGCCCAAGTGGTCATATTGCTCTTCGTATTCACATACGCAGAACCAATCTTATCCTTGAACCCGGTCACCACATTATTCGCAAAGGTCTGGAAGTTTGTAGAGTTCACACCGCCGAAGCCGCTGTTCGTAAACCACTCCTTCACATTTGTAGCCCAGGTAACCATGTTGGACTTCGTAGTGGTATAGGTAGAACCTACCTTTGTACGGAAGCCCTCAATGACATTCCCGGCAAACGTCTGGAAGTTCGTAGAGTTTACGCCACCGAAGGAACTATTGGTGAACCATTCTTTAACCTTACTTGCCCAGGTGGTCACGTTCGCTTTGGTATTGGTATAGGCACTACCGACTTTGGTTCGGAAACCTTCAATCGTGTTGTTCGCAAAAGTACTGAAAGTATCGCTGTTCACTCCACCAAAAGAGTTGTTGCTGAACCAGTCTTTCACTTTGCCTGCCCAGGTGGTCACGTTAGACTTAACCGTGGTATAAGTACCACCAACCTTGTCTTTGAAGCTGCTTACGATATTGCCGCCAATTTCCTTGAAATGCTCAACAATACCCTTGCCGTCCTCACCCTTCGTGAACCACTCAATGACCTTGCCTGCCCATTCCTTAACCTTGCCTGCAATCTCACTGAACTTATTAAGTCCCTGTAAGAAACCTTCGACAACATAACCGCCCATCTCCTTCATTACTGTAGAAGGAGAGTGAATACCGAAGCACTCTTTGAATCCGTCAATGAACGGGTCAAATACGTTCTCCTTAATCCACTTGCCGATATTCTTAATGCCGTCCCAGATACCCTCAAGCAGACCCGCTACCCAGTCAAGACCGCACTTCTTCGTGCCGTCATCATTGGTAAGATATTTCTGGAAATACCCGGTAATGTCCTCCCAGATACCCTGCACGAAACCTGCGATAAAGCTAACCGCAGCCGCCAGAGCCGAACCAAGTAACTTAAAGAAACTCTGTGCCACACCTGCAAAGTCAATGCCCTTAATACAAGCCTTGAGATTCTTCCACAGGTCTTTGCCCATCTTGTTCCAGTTATAGCTTGCAATCCACTCCTGGGCTTCATTGAATGCACCCTTCAAGAAATCGCCAATGCTCTTTCCCACAAGGCTCCAATTCAAACCGCCAAGCAAGCCAATCATAAAATCAAGGGCTACCGTAACACCACGAACCAGAAGTCTGCCCAGGTATGTGAAGTCAATTTCCTCCATTGCGCCATTCAGCAGTTCTGCTATATGGTTACCCAGGTTCTTGAAGTCCGCTGTCTTTAGGAACCAGTATGCTGTCTGTATTACACCGTTCAGTCCGTATCCAATCTTGTGACCGATACCAGACCAATCAATGCTATCCACAATCTCATTGAATTTTTCACCCAGTAGAGTACCCAGACTCTTCCAGTCACCTGCGTCCAGTGCTGCTTTCAGCTTGTCAGTAAATTCGGAAATGCTACTATCAATCGGCACGGTTTCAAACATATCACCATAGTTCTTGCCACCAGAGCCGCTTCCACTATTGTTCTTACTGATAATGTTCAATTCATCAATGCCAACCGTAGCGTCCTTAATATCCTTCGCTGCTTTCTTCGCAGACTTACCCGCACCAGAGATAGAATCGCCATAGGAAGCTGCCGCTTTCTTCGCTTTCGTGAAGGTAGTTGCACCAGACAGACGGGCGAAAAACTGATTGACAATATTCAGCAGTGCTGCAAACTTATCAATCAGAGCGTCCACCGCAGGAGCAATCATATTGATGAGCGGAGCCACCATAGCACCCATACTGTTATTGAGGTACTGAAAACTGGTTGCCAAACTGTCCATGCTTCCCTTGAACGTACCGCCCATGAGGGAACTGTACATATACAAATTCTGAATGCCTTCCTTCATTGCTGCTGTAAGCTGTGAGAAGAAGAATCGAATTGCACGGTACATTGCAATACGCTTTAAGGAAGAGAACAACTGACCCATACCTGAAGTTGTTTGCTTCACCTTGCTACTCAGTTTGGAGCCGATAGTGCTTCCCAGTTTCTTACAGGCATTCACTGCTGATTTTGCCGCAGTGCTTACCCCCTTCAAGGCAGCTTGAAATGCTTTCAGAGCAACACCACCTACAGTAGAGAATGCTCTTGAGAACACGCCACCTACACCTTGCAGAACACCAAGAAATCCCCTGGTCTGCGTAGCGGCAGCGGTTATCTGGGAAGTATACTGGGTAATACCAGAGGTTGCCGCCGTAGCTGCCGCACCTGCGCTTGTAGCACCCGCAGGGTCAGCAGGAGCCGCAGTCCCAGTAGGCGTTGCCGTCTGGTTACCAGTAATGTTTCTCATATTCGGAATCTGAATGCCCTGCATATTCTGTAGAGCAGTGCTGAGTGCTTCAACCTTTTCCACACCAGACCAGTCCAGACTATCCAGAGAAGCACCGATTTCAGTTATTCTCTTAGAGATTGTGGAGGAAATCTTGACATTGCTCAGAGAGTTAAGGCTTTTTGTCAAATCTTCAATCTTCTCAATCCCGGACATACTCAGCTTTGCATTGCTGATTGCGTCCAGTTTCTTGCTGATATTGTTCAGACCTGCACCGCCTTTGGTTGCTGCTTTCAGCTTATTGAAGCTGTTAATCAGAGCGTCCACACCTTTAGCGGCATTTTCAGACTTCGCTTCAATTTGAAACTCAAGACCTTCAATCTCAACTGCCATGATTTATTCCTCCTTCCGTTTAAATTTTGAATTAACCCCTGCCATTATCTGCTTCATGGCTTCCTTACCTGCATTCAGCTTCTTGTGATTCTCTTCCTCTTGCTGCTGTCTATGACGTGCTTCGGTAAGAGGAATAGGAGCCTGTCTATAAGGAATAGGCTTGTGCTTTTTGCTCATAGCGTTGAGTACCGGGGAAGCGTCAACCAACGCTTCATAGAAATACAGACCTTGTAGCCAAAGGGCTTCATTCTGCCGTTCTTTGACCTTTTCATCCATATCCCTGTAGTATCGTGCCATCTCACAATCGCCATCCCAGTAATCGTGATAGCCCATACCCAGACTCATGTAATAACCGCAGAGTTTTTCAAAAGTTTCCCCGTAACGATAAACAACGGGCAAGCGGCGGTTGCCGCCG